GACCAAAAAGTTTGTATATTTATTAGAAACAAATACAGTTTATATTCATGGCTTCTAATCATCACACAGACGAGGTATTTACTCAAAAGAGAAAACCTAAACAGCCCATCAAATTCAACTTAGTTCTTAACGAAGAACAAAAACAAGCAAAAGCAATTATTTTAGAGAATCCTGTAACCGTCTTAAAAGGGATGGCAGGAAGTGGGAAGACACTCGTAGCAGTTCAAGCAGCCTTAGATCTACTTTTTAACAAAGAAGTAGAAAAGATAATAATAACAAGACCTACCGTGTCTAAAGAGGACATAGGATTTCTACCAGGAGATCTAAAAGAAAAGATGGATCCTTGGTTAGCTCCAATTTATCACAATCTATACGCTCTTTATAGTAAAGATAAAATAGATAAGGAATTAGCAAACGGAAATATCGAAATTGTACCATTCGCATTCATGAGAGGAAGAACGTTTTTAAAGTCATTTGTAATAGTGGACGAGGCACAAAACGTTACACACGATCAAATGGAAACAGTTATTGGTAGATTGGGAAAAGAATCTAAAATGGTAATTTGTGGAGATTTAGCTCAAATTGATTTAAAAATAAAAAAAGATACTGGTTTCTCATTCTTAACAAGAATCGAAGAGCACGTAAAAGGATTTAGAGTATTTTCACTATTGCAAAATCACAGACACCCAATTGTAACTCCCATCTTAAAAATATACCAAGACTTCAGGGATTAAACTAAACTGCTATTTATTATAAAATACATCAATGGCAAATATTTCTATATGGAATGGTAGCTCTACATTTGCACCAGGACAGACACCTTTTCGATTTTATGATGCAGATCCAGAGTTTACAGGATCGGCAGATAAGGTAGCAGCATACTGTGCTATCCGTTTGGGGTATCCCCTAATGGATGTTGAACTAAACTCAGGCTCGTTCTATGCTTGCTTTGAGGAGGCCGGTACCACTTATGGAAATGAAGTATACCAAGCACTTGCAGTACAAAACTATATGTCTTTAGAGGGTGGTTCAACAACTACAACTTTAAATAACGCAGTAATCTCTCCAAACCTTCAAAACGTTATTAGAATTTCTAACAGCTATGGAACTGAAGCAGGAGTAGGTGGAGATGTAACTCTTCACAGAGGAGAATTATCAGTAACAGCAAACGTACAGGAGTATGATTTAAAGGCATGGGCTAGTGGATCTGGAATAACTGGAAGCATAGAAGTGCGCAAAGTTTATTATGAGGCACCACCTGCTATCATGAGGTACTTCGATCCTTACGCAGGAACGGGGACAGGGATTCAGTCCCTTATGGATGCATTTGATTTTGGATCATACTCACCAGGGGTAAACTTTTTATTGATGCCAATCTCATATGATTTATTAAAAGTACAGGCAATTGAGTTTAATGACCAAGTAAGAAAATCAGCATACTCTTTTGAATTACATAATAATAATTTAAGATTATTTCCAACACCTAAAACAGCAGGTTCAATTTGGTTTGAATATTACGAAGTAAGAGATAAACAATCGCTAGACGATTCAGCATCAACAGCTGGGGGATCAGGTAGCTCTATTTCAAACATATCAAATGTACCCTATGCAAATCCTAGCTATACAGCAATTAACGCAATAGGTAGACAGTGGATTTTTAAATACACTTTAGCTCTTTCAAAAGAACTTTTAGCATACGTAAGAGGGAAATACACAACAGTTCCAGTTCCAGGCTCAGAAGCAACTTTAAATCAAGCAGATTTGTTAGCAGATGCTAGGTCGGAAAAAGAAGCATTAATTGTTAACTTAAGAGATATATTAGAAAAAACATCAAAGGTAAGTCAACTGGAAAGAAAGTCTCAAGAGGCAGCATTTCTACAAGACACATTAAAAATGGTACCAATGGTAATATTTGTAGGATAATGAAAATAAGAAATTTAATTAACGAAGTAACTTTTACAATGTACCAAGGATTGGTACGAGTTGGACATACAGATGAAATAACAGCATCTGAAGTAGCCGACTTTGTAAGAGCCATGCCAGGAGTAACCAGAGTATCTGCAGTAGATTCAAATGAGGATACTAACATTGTAATCCTAAAAGTAAAAATACTTACAGCAAAACCAGGCCCAACTGTATTTGAAAAACTAAAAAAAGACACTTTTAAATTAGTACCAAATATTAAAAAAGTAGAGATCTCACTAAAGTCAATTGAAAAAATAGAGTAATGATATTTGGAAGCCAAAGAGATTTTAAACTACTTGTAGGAATAAACAGAGAGCTACTTTCTGACGTAATAGAACAGGAAGTCCTTTTCTACAAAATGTCTTTGGAGCAAACTCAAACAAACATATATGGAGAGGCTCAGGAAAAAGTCTATTGGTCAGCAGTAAAATTTAACTGCCTTATTGATAGAGGAGATCAGCAAACAACCGTAGACGATTTTGGACCAGACTCTGTAAGAGCTGTCAGTTTTAAATTCCTAAGACAGGATTTAAAAGACGCAAGCACATTCCCAGAAGTAGGAGACATAGTTGAGTGGCAAGAGGACTACTACGAAGTGGATAACACAACAGAGAATCAACTATTCTTAGGTAAAGATGAGAATTACGCTTTAACTAATTATGGACCGGACTTTGGAGGTACCCTTTCGATTATCTGTATCTGTCACCTAACAAGAGCAGATAAAGTGGGAATAGTTAAACAAAGAATCTAATGGCATTAACAAGAAAACCAATACCAAAATCACAAGTAGAACTGTCTCAAGAGACTATCGAACCTTATTTGAATCAAGGTAAGGCTCCTGTACCTGCTAATAAAAAAAGAGAAAATCAAAAAACCCTAAAGGGAGATGACGTAAAACAATTCTCAGTAGGATTGAAGGATGTAGATGAATCAATTTTCTACTACTTTAATAATGTAATCAGGCCCTCAGTAATACAAAACAGTACAAAAATAAACGTACCAGTTCTATATGGTTCACCAGAGAGATGGGCAGCAATGCAAAAAGACGGATTCTACAGAGATAATAATGGCAAGATTCAAACGCCACTTATTATGGTTAAGCGTGATTCTATAGAGAAAAACAGATCGTTAGGAAACAAAATGGATGCAAATAATCCAGTTCACTTTGGTGTATTTCAAAAAAAATACTCACAAAAGAATGTTTATGACAGGTTTTCAACTCTAAATAACAGAGAAGCTGTAAAAGAATACTATGGAGTGATCATGCCAGACTACGTAAATTTGGTCTATACTTGTGTAATCTTTACAGAATATGTAGAGCAAATGAATAAGATAATTGAATCTGTAAACTTTGCATCGGATTCTTATTGGGGAGATCCTGAGAGATTCAAATTTAGAGCAGCAATTGACAACTATACAACAACAACCGAATTAGTAGACGGAGGAGATCGTACAGTTAAAACTTCTTTTCAAATAAAAATAGCAGGATACATTGTATCGGATGCCATAAATACGTCGGTAGGAAATCCAAATAAGTTCTTTTCCAAGGCAGCTTTAAAGTTTGGCATAGAAACGGCAGGAACAACTGAGATACTAACAGCAAGAGCAGGTACACCAACCAGACAAGCACCAACTCGTTTCTTCGATACAGCTCTCACAGGAGTATCAGGAGGAGTGCCAGGAGTAGCAGGAATGACAACAGATCAAATAGTCTATGTAGGAATGTCAAACACAGCACTAGCGAATACAGTGACAGGATTAGTAGCAACGTTTAACAGTCATACAATAGCCTCTCCACCAATTGGATTTCCAGCACTAGACGAAGGAGACTTCCAAGTCTACATAAATGGAGTTATGATTCCAAAAGAGAACAGACTAACAACATTACCGCAAGTGGGTACCAACATAACTGTTACGTTTAATGATTTAGGATTTACACTCGATACAACAGATCAAATAATAATAGTAGGAAAATTTACATAAGATATGGCATTAAAATTAATACAGGGAAAACAACTAAACGTTAATTTAACAGGATCTTTTACAGGATCCTTTTCTGGTTCTTTTAATGGTACAGGTTCCTATGCAACACAAGCTCTTTCTGCTTCATATGCTCTATCAAGTTCTTACTCAACAAACATAAGTGGTTCTACAAATTATGTTCCTAAATTCTCTGGAAGTAATTCATTAGGAAATTCTTTACTATACGATGATGGAACAAATGTAGGTATAGGAACAACAAGTCCTGGAGCCAAATTAGATGTAGCAGGTGACGTTCTAATCAATGGGTTAACTATTGGTAGAGGAGGTGGGAATATCTCAACTAATACCGCAAATGGATATAGAGCACTCTTTTCAAATACCAGTGGAAGTAATAACACAGCAAATGGAAGTTACACATTATATAACAATTTAACAGGAGGTGCTAACGTAGCCTTAGGATATGCTGCTCTCTATACTAATACTACTGGGAATAATAATACAGCAGTTGGACTATATTCTCTATTTTACAACACTACAGGTAATCAAAATACCTCAGTAGGAAGAAATTCCATGCTAAGTAACACTTCAGGGTATTTTAATACATCTGTAGGATTAACTGCTATGCTAAGTAATACTACTGGACATAATAATACAGGATTTGGAAGGGATGCTATACTTTCAAATATTGAGGGTATTGGGAATACTGCAATAGGTAGTGTATCTGGAAGATTTATATCTGGGGGTGATGTCAATGTAGTTGATCCTACAAAAGAGTTATCGATTGTAAATTATGGAGTCTTTTTAGGTTCATATACAAAAGCTCTACAAAACAATTCAATTAATGAAATAGTAATTGGGGCAAACACTGTTGGTAATGGTTCAAACACTGTAACCTTAGGTAACACTGATATTATAACTACAGTGCTAAGAGGTAACGTAGGTATAGGTACAACAACTCCAACTCTAGGAACTCTTCAAGTAAATGGAAATGTATATGCAACTTCTTTTACAGGATCATTTTCTGGTTCTTTTGATGGTACAGGTTCCTACGCTCTACAAGCACTTTCTGCTTCGTATGCACTATCAAGTTCATACTCAACAAACATAAGTGGTACAACAAATTACGTATCAAAATTTACAGGAGACAACACATTAGGAAATTCACTTATCTACGATAATGGAACTAGTGTAGGAATAGGAACAACAGCTCCTGGAGCTAAATTAGATGTAGCAGGTGACGCTTTATTTAATAATATAACTATAGGAAAAGGTGGTGGTAATGTAACGTACAACACTGCAGTAGGTAGAGCAACACTGTATAACAATACAACAGGAAGCTTCAATTCAGCCTTAGGATATGGTGCTCTCTATAGCAATACTCTTGGTAATACCAATACTGGAATTGGTGCCTACTCTCTATTTAACAACACTATAGGTAATCAAAATACCTCAATAGGGATGGGGTCAATGCAGTCAAATACAACTGGATACTTTAATACATCTGTAGGATTAACTGCACTTTATAGAAACACAAGTGGTTCATATAATTCAGGATTTGGAGCAGGTGCACTATACTATAATATAACTGGTAGTAATAATATCTCTATAGGAGCAGGATCTGGTGCATTTATAATAGGAGGTGACGTATATTCAGACCCTTCTATGCAACTATCTATATTAAATAACTGTATTTTTATAGGTGTAGATTCAAAAGGTTTTACCAATAACTCAGATAATGAGATAGTAATTGGATATGCTGCTGGTGGAGCTGGATCTAATACTGTTACATTGGGTAACACTAATATTATAACTACAATCCTAAGAGGTGATATAGGTATAGGAAAAACAGCACCAAACGCTAAATTAGATGTAAGTGGAAGTGCAATTATATCAGGTTCACTAGCAGTAACAAATGGTATCACAGGTTCTTTATTTGGAACTTCATCATGGGCAACAAATGCAACAAATGCTGGAACTGCTTCAAACATATTAGGAGGTGTAGCAACACATATTCCTTTCTTTGATACTGATACAACTCTTGCAACAAGTTCCCTATACCAATCAGGATCAGGTACAGTAATTATCAACCAGGATAATGCAACAACTGCTAATCCAGAGGCACTATATGTTTGGCAACCATCAACAACTTCCTTCAATGTAATATCAGGAAAAGGAAATTTAAACAATTACCTACAATTAAACATACACAATACCAATCAAGGAACGGCAGCTTCTTCCGATGTTGTAGCAACAGCTAACAATGGAGATGAAACTACCAACTACATTGATATGGGTATCAATAGTGAGAACTTCTCAGGAGCTATCGGTGGACCAAACGATGCATATCTTTACTCAGCAGGACAGCATCTACATATTGGAAACACAACTCCAAATAAACCTATTCAATTCTTTGTAGGAGGACCTGATAGTAACGCAGATAGAAAGTTTGAATTAAATGCAAACGGTCAACACAACATGACCGGATCTCTAGAAATAAGTGGATCTTTAAAAGTAAATCAAGGAATAACAGGTTCTTTATTTGGAACTGCTTCTTATGCTGTTCAAGCATTAAGTGCTTCTTGGGCACCAGCACCAGCTAGTACCTTTCCTTATACAGGATCTGCTTTAATAACAGGTTCATTAGAAGTAATAGGATCATTAGTAAATGGAATAGATAATGTAGCATCAGGATCTTACTCACATGCAGAAGGTAATCAAACAATAGCATTGGGAGCAGGTTCACATGCAGAGGGGCACTATACAGTAGCATTAGGAGACTATTCATACGTACAAGGACAATTTAATATATCATCCTCAGCACAATCAGCTTTTATAATAGGAAACGGTACAGGATTAGGAGCAGATAGATCAAATCTAGTATTTGCATCAGGCTCTCAATTTCAAGTAACCGGTTCATTAATGATAAAAGATATAATGGTACTTGTACCAAGAGCAACAACACCAACACCTTCAGCAGGAATGGTAATTGTATCAGGATCAGGAGTAGATCAACACATCTATTGCTACCTAGACAGTACTTGGAAACAATTAGATTAATAAAATATAAATAAAACAATATGACAACAAATTGGCAAATTCTAGACACTAGAAGTAAAATTGCAGACGGATTAATTACAAAAGTAATTTACGGGTGCTTGGTTCAACTAGAAAATGAAATAGATAGAAAAATCGGAGAAATAGAATTAACAGGAGATATAACAACCTCAGACTTTATCCCATTCAATGCCGTAACAGAACAAGTAATAGTAGGATGGGTTAAAGCATCTTTAGGAGTAGAACAAGTAACCGCTATTGAAACAGCACTACAGAACTCAGTAACAGCCCGTAAAGCGGCAAAAGAAGCTGAAACAGAAAAGAACGGTCTTCCTTGGAGACAGTAAAAAAATAAAAAATGTGGTTATATCAAAATAAAGAAATAAAAGAACTTACAGATATGCCCGAAGGAAGCTTTGGGTTTATTTACGAAGTAACACATCTTCCAACTGGTAGAAAGTATCTAGGAAGAAAGCAACTTATTTCTGTTACAAGAAAAGCTTTAGGTAAAAAAGAACTTGCTTTAATAACCGATAAAAGGGCTTCAAAAAAGAAGACCGTAATAAAGGAAACGGATTGGAAAATGTACTATGGATCTCATCCAGAAATTAAGCAACAAATAAAAGATAAGAAGCATTTGGAATTCACAAGAGAAATCCTTATGTTTGTACCAACAAAGAAACAGTTGACTTATTTTGAGGATAAGTACTTGTATATGAAAGGGGTGATAGAACCTGACTCTATTTATTATAACGATAACATAAGTGGTCGTTTCTTTAAGAAAGATTTTTATGATAAAACTACTTAACATATTACTTGAAACAACACCAGGCTTAAATTACCATTTAAAGCACAAACTCCCGTTATCTGAGAATATCTACCGCTATTCTTCTAACGCCTTTATCCAATTATTTACAGAAGCAAGATCGCTTCATAGAAACGGTTTTTTAGAACTATGTGAAGAGGATAGAATTCTATTAGAAGAAACAAATATTGGTGAATACGGAGAGTATAACGGAATACAAGTACCGTTAGACCTACCAATGCTACAACAAGAAATCGCTTGCGAAAAGTGTGAACACCACTGGGAGGTAACTCCTGAGGACACCCATCCGGCACTATGTCACAATTGTGGATACGATAATGAAAAAGGAGTTTACGATATGAAGGCTCTTGAGGATTGGAAAAGCCTTAATGAAGATATAGACGTACGTAATCCAAAACTTCCTAGACCAGGAGAGTATGGAGGAAACATTAAGAAGAATATGACTGTTACCGATAAGGATAATAATCAATTACGAATCATAGACATTACAGATAATAAAATAGTACTAAAACCAACATCATACTCAGGACAGACAATAATATTTCCAGACAACTATAATCAATTTGCTAGAATATTTGAATTTTGGGACTACTTTGATCTTATAAAAATTAACGAAGCAGACTATCACGGTAAGGATGTAGAGTTAAATAAACCAAAAAGAGGTGGTTCTAAAAAGTTTGTAGTATACGTTAAGGATCCAAAAACTAAAAAAGTAAAAAAAGTACAGTTTGGGGATACAACAGGACTATCAGTTAAAATAGATGATCCAAAAGCAAGACGCTCTTTTGCAGCTAGACATAAATGTGCAACAGAAAGGAACAGACTATCACCAAACTATTGGGGATGTAACATTGGAAGGTATTGGAAATCTTTAGGGGGATCCAAAAACTTCTCAGGATATTGGTAATATTTATATAAAAAAAATGGAAACAAAAAAAAGAAACCTAAACGAGATACAATCAGCCATGCAGTCTGATGTACTAAGCCCTCGTACTCTTTCACCAGAAGTAGCAGAGCTATTAATGGAGAGATTGGGAGATGAGTATACAGCTCACTACTTCTACAGAAATGCAGCAAACTGGTGTAACGATAAGGCATACTTTAATGCTGGAGCATTCTTTGCAGCTGAAGCAACAACAGAACTAGCACATGCAGAATTAATACAAACATATCTAGTGGGATGGAATATAATTCCAACAATACCTCCAGTTAGAATGGTACCAATTTTTTCAACCCTTATAGATATTGTAAACAAAGCATACTCCCTAGAGTATAACCTACTTACAAACTACAATGCAGATTCAAGCGCAATAGTATCAGTAGATCTAAACACTTTTGATTTCTTACAACAACTAAGAATTAATCAAAATACAGCAGTAGCAGAATATTCAGATCTACTAAATGCAGCACAGTTAATAAACGTTGAAAATAATTTCGAAGTGTTGTATTATGAAGGAAAGTATTTTAAGGGATAAACCTTATTATGAATTAAAAACATTTGACTACATCTATAGAAAATTCACACAGGATATAGATGAAGAAGAATTAGTTTGGCATAGAGATAGAAACGACAGACAAGTAGAAGTATTAGGAGATACAGATTGGCAATTTCAATTTGAAGACTCCATACCTCAACAACTTCAAGACACGATCTTTATTCCAAAAGATACATACCACCGATTAATAAAAGGAACAGGAAATTTAGGCATTAGAATATTAGAACTTTAACATCTATTTATATAGAAATACCAACATGAAAAGATCACAATTAAGAGAAATAGTACTTGAAGCAATAAAAAGCAGAACAAGCACAAACATATTTAGAAACGTACTACAAGAAGTAGCAAAAAAGGAAACTGAAAAAGGAGATCCAGTAAAAGGAAATAAGATCCTAGACAAAGCAGATCCTAAAAATGTAGCTAGAATATTAAAAGGTAAAAAACCTATTTACGAAGGAGACGATCAACAGACATATGTAGTGTACTAT